GTAGAAGCAACTGACCGTAGAATAAGTCCGCGACCTTTGATCCCTACGATTTTCTGGTCAAGCGGGTTCGCGGTCGCCTGAAGAAATTCAAGCTGGCGTTGGCGCTGAGTTTCACGCTGGATTGCAACATTGACACCTTGGACACTAACTTTTTCCTCCCCGGTTAATAGCCCGCTGGTGTCGGTGAGCAGGATCAAATCTAACAATTGCAAGAGAGCTGGCTTCATTACCTCGCGGTCTACGTTCGCTGATACAGTCTGCAAGATTTTCGACGCATTGCCCATCAGCATCGCAAGCCCAGATGCTGTCCGCCCCGCATTCCCACCGGCCGCTCCTCCGATGTATTTCGGAATAGCTGACACGTCGTCCGCTTTGCTGTCCAGAAATTCCAGAACTTTGATCAACTTGTCGGAATTGTCCTGAGGTTGGAAGAACTCCACGCCGGGCCGCGTACTTGTCGTACCGGACAACAGGTTCTTCCGAACATGCCACCTTTTCCATGGGAATAAACTCTCACTGTTTTCTGAGGGATCGATCTGATCATCATCTATTACAACTTGAGGCCCAGATGCGATAGATAAGTTATTAATCAGACCCCGCAGGGTTGCATTCGAAGCTTCCTGAATGTCCGTAAGAATGTCCGTTAAACCGTTACCGATTGGTGTCCCTGGAACCTTCTCGAATGATGTTATGAAATAGGGATGCCGCATACGGGGGGACGGGGACAATTGGGCTTTGATTACGTGCGAACCAATAAGCCAAACCTGAACATGATAATCCCGAAGCTCGTCCGCCACAGCAAGTCCGTAATCCTGCAACACACGCCCCTGGACGTTCCCATTGAACTCCATCTGAGAGATAAGGGCTGACCGGTTCCATGCTGGGTTCTCCCGGCTTTCAAGGACACTACGCTCGGCATCAGTCAAGTCCCAGTTATCATATAAGCCGCCACGACCATATTCATCAAGTACCGCCTTAAGTTCATCCTGATTATATCCAGGCAGATCAAGGCATTCATTCAGTTGTGCTCGCGTGACTTGGCTCTTCTCGATAATGCTGGCGTTCTCGATAGACGCCACGCCAGGCGTCCACCATAGATCAAACGGTGACACCCGTTCCCACGTCAGCGTGGCCTTCATCTGAATTGTAGGTTGTCCGCTTTGGTTTTGGCCGGGCTGTGCGCCACTTTGGTCGGGCTGTACGCCACTTTGCCCCTGCTGAGGCCAAGTGATAGTCGGAACCATTCGAACCACTGGTCCCTTAATGCAAGCAAAAGGGAACACTGGAAGATCAACAAGGAACTGGGCCAAGGCATCGTAAAACCCTCCTTCTAGCAAGATTTCATCTATCTTATCTTCGCTAGTCTTGGCTTCATCAGCCGCTTTCTTTTTTGCAGCCTCAAAAGCACTACTTAAAAGGGCACGTTTTCTACTTTGCAAATCTTGCGGTGAAGGTGGCGGTGCCCCCATTTGCTGGACAAATTGTGCCTCAGTCTGCATTAACTGATCAATTTTCTGGGTTACATCATCCGGAATAGGAGGAGCAACAGGGGGTTTGAGTCCCCAGCAGCGGTCGGGGCCGAGATAAATATCACGAAGAAGTGAACTAGCGGCACGGCATTTCTGTGCTATGCTCCGCATATAAAGCTCGGAGCCACCCCACATGCGAATTTCTTGGAGCTTCGTGGCATCATACTGTCCATTGTAGGCTCGAAGAGCTATAAGCAAACGTTCGGACCAGCCGGCTTGTATATTCCGGTGGTTTCGCATGATCTCGTACTGGCCTTTAACATAGGAGACCAGCGTTGAAACATCCTGTTGGGCGTTGTTCTTGGCCGCATCCTGAGCTTGGGCAAGAGCAGTTGCTTTTTGCTGTTGCTGGGCTTGCAAAACCGCTTCAGGTATTACCTGGAGCACCCCTTCTTGTCCTATATCGGCCATAAGTAGCAACCTGTTAATGAAACTGCTTTAGGAAAGAGCGGCCATGGATCAATCACTTACCACACCAGAACCTGAGACACCGTTAACCCCATACATCGTTACCGGTCTTGCGCGCGAGACTGCCTTAGGGCTCCGCGAGGAAGCGGACATATTGGCGACCTATAAGGTCTCTCAAGTCAGTTACGAAAAGCTTAAACAAGATGAACTCTTTCAAAAGCTTGTGGACGCAGCCAGAATTGAGTGGCAAAGTGCTCTCAACACGGTGGCCCGAACCCAGCTAGAAGCCGCCGCGGCAGTTGAAGCGGCAATGCCCCATATTTATGCACGCATGATCGACCCTAAGGAACCTCTTAACCATGCTGTAGAGGCTGGCAAATGGTTGGCCGACATGGCAGGGTTAAAGAAAGTGCCGGGGTCAAGCGAGCCCGGTGAGCGGTTCAAAATTGAAATTAACCTCGGTGCCGATACCCGCTTGTCTTTTGAAAAGACCATCGATATGATGCCCGGCGACCCAATGCTTCAAGCTATCGAACAAGCGGAGAGGGTATAATGGCAAAGCAAGTCTTAGATGATAGGTCTTTTATCGAATTATACGAAAAGCTTGGCCCACGCAAAATGTCTAAAAAAATAGGGATGTCACTTCGTCCCATAGTCAGCCGAAGGAATAGAATATCTGAACGGCTTCATGTACCTATTTCAGCACCTACAACAAATTTAGGGGGGGTCGCTGAACAACGTGAAGCAAGAAAAACAGAACATCCTGGCCGCATCGAATACAATGTGCCGAATGGCGTAGTCATCATTGGGTCTGACTTCCACTATTGGCCGGGCCCCAAGTCCACAATGCATCGTGCCTTGGTGATGATGTGCAAGGAATTAAAACCAAAACTTTTCATCGCTAATGGTGATGTGGTTGATATGGCGGCAGTCAGCCGGCACCCGCCGATTGGTTGGGAGAAACAACCCACCGTTAAAGAGGAAATAGAAACGGCTCAAGACCGGTTGGATGAAATCTGTAGGGCACTTCCAGGTGGGACACTAAAAGTGTGGACCCTAGGAAATCATGACGGACGTTTTGAAACAAGACTTGCCACCGTTGCACCGGAGTACGCCAAACTTCACGGTGTTCATCTTCGTGATCACTTTCCGATCTGGGAACCTTGTTGGTCTTGCTGGATCAATGGCAATGTTGTAGTCAAACATCGCTTCAAGGGAGGCGACCATGCACCGTGGAACAACACATTGCGATCCGGGCTCACGACTATCACCGGACATTTGCATAGCGCAAAAGTCATCCCTTACACCGATTATAATGGGACACGCTACGGCGTCGATACCGGATGCGTGGCTGAACCCGGTCACCGGGCCTTTCTTGATTATACCGAAGACAACCCTAAGAACTGGCGTTCCGCCTTCGGAGTGTTTACATTCCTAGATGGCAAACTGCTGTATCCCGAACTTGTAATAAAATGGGACGAAGAACATTTCCAGTTTCGCGGAAAAATAATCAAGGTCTAATATGGCTTTCAAATACGATGCTTCCCCCACTATGGCATCGTTCTCTAAGAGCGATGCTTTCGGCCGTCTTGTCGCCGGTCCTGTTGGATCAGGTAAGACTACCGGGGTCATTGTAGAACTTGTGCGCCGGTCTATCGAACAGCATCCGGGCGACGATGGACTTCGATATACACGTCATGCTGTAGTCCGGCAAACTTTGAAGCAGCTTAAAGACACGGTGCTCAAGGATTGCGATACATGGCTTGCCGCCAACCGCATGGGACAGTGGAAAGTTTCTGACGGTACCTATTACATAAACTTTGATGATATACGAAGTGAGTGGGTTTTCCTTCCACTCGAAGATGCCGCAGATCAAGGGCGGCTCCTCTCCATGCAGCTTACCGGTGCATGGTTGAGTGAAGCAATTGAAATGGACATAGATATACTGGGTCCGCTATCAGGCCGCATCGGACGATATCCAAGCGCTGCCAAAGGTTCCCCCACATGGAACGGCATAGTGGCGGACACTAACTTCCCCGCAGAAATGACCGCATGGCACAAGTTCATGGAGAACCCCCCGGCTGACTGGCAAGTATTTAAGCAACCCTCTGGGCTCGCGTGGAACGCCGAAAACCTCAACTATCTATTACAGACAGAGGAAACCAAGAAGCTACCGTTCAACCATCCGGACCGAATTGCCCGTGG